CAGCGGCATGGTTCCCACCGTTTACGTTTCGTGTTGCGGCGGTATTGCATAACACGCAATACGGCGCAATACAAACGCATTGCGGCGGGTGTTTGCCATATAAAGCGTTATTCCCTGTCGTTTATTTCCACTTTGAACATTATGCGGCATCCGTTGCTAACCCCCTGATCTGGCACCGCTTCGCGTACCACGCGAACTTATGGCGCCGCATAGGGGCCGTTTTCGACCCCATTGACACAAAATGTGGTGCGCCCTGGGGTTGCGGCGGCACGTCGATACCATTGACATGGCGAATAACACGTAACATTCTGCTGTCTGATGTCAAAGGAGATTGCAATGCCGACGGTTGCCGAAGCGGCGAAGGTGGTTAGCGTCGAAACCGGCGAACCTGAATCGTTTGTCAGTCAGATTTCCCGGAGCCTGATCAATAGCGAAGTGCTGCCGAAAAACGTCGGCAAGCGGCTCTCCCAGGTGGAAGAACAGCATGTGACCATGCTGCTGTTGGCCACCTACACCGCGACGAAGTTTGCCGACGCCGCCGAACGCGCGATGCGGTATTCGCGTCTGAAACAGGATGGCGAAGACGGCCGACTAACATTCGGCACCTTCCTGACCAGGGCGTTGAAAGACCTGCAAATCCGGCACGATGCCAGCATCAGGGTCAACGACAAGGTGTTGGTCCCATACGGCGACCTTCGCATAGAGATCGTGACTAGCTACCCGATGGCTATCATTTCGGCGGCACCGCATTTCGGCAATCCGCCGTTTCACGGTTTCATCAATTTCGCTGAAACGCCGCATACCGCGAAGTATTGGCCGTCGAACAAGCCGCGCCGGAGCGTCACCATACCGGGCTATGTGCTTTTCGAGATGGTAAACCGCCTGTTCGAACTTCCCGACCCTCCCCCTGATCTTGTGACACCGCCGTTCCGTTCTTCCGGTCGATAGGATTTCCCATGCCCGACTTTCCCCTTACCGGCGCCGCCCCCGCCGATTGGCGCGATGCCGAACCGCAAAAGACCCTGATCGACGCGATGGAAGCCTTGCAGGAGCGGGGGTACAGCGCTGACGACGTGAACGAAGCTGCGCTTGTGGTGGCGCTGACGCTTTCCAACCGCCTGCACGGCCCCGGCGCGGTCGCGGCCCGCCTGCTTAAGCTGGCGAAGTTGTTTGCTGGCGAAGCGGGGCAGCATATCGCGGTATCTACCGGTCGCATGACTCACTGATGGTTGACGTTCGATTTCGCGTGAACTACGTTCCGCACACGTCGTCAGCCGATGGTCACTTGCCCTGTGCAGGGACCGTCACGCCGCAGACGCCTTCGGTACTCGCCTTGTGCGGGGTCGCGGGAGCAATCGACCGGGCGTTTCGCCCGATGCTCAACCGTGCCGAGGTGTGCCCATGACGAACCCCCATGATACCCGCGATATCTCCGACGACACCTTGCTGCGCACCGGCTGGCCGCTTGAAATCAAGCTGGCGGGTGACGGTGCGGACGAAGGCACTATCAGCGGTCATTGTTCGACCTATGGGCCGCCCGCCGACTCCTACGGCGATATCATCGCGCGTTCCGCATTCGCCGCTACCCTGGCCGAACACAAGGCCGCTGGCACCGTGCCCGCGATGCTGTGGTCGCATGCCATGTCCGAAGTGATCGGCCGGTGGGTCGAAATGCGGGAAGACAACCGGGGGCTGTTCGTCCGGGGCAAGCTGAACCTCAACACGACGCGTGGCCGTGAAGCCTTCGAGCATTTGCGGGCGAAGGACGTGAACGGCCTGAGCATCGGGTTCCGCATCCGGCCGGATGGCTACAAGCTTCAGGACGATGGCACACGGTTAGTAACGGCCGTCGATCTGCATGAAGTGAGTATCGTCGCAATTCCGGCCGCCAAGTTGGCCCGTGTCAGTATCGAAACCCGTCAAGAACTGATCGACACCTTGCGGTCTGTGGGCTTGCCCCTGAACGCCGCGAAGGCGGTTGCCGCCCGTGGGTTCGCTGGCCTGGGCACCGCCGACGAAGACGCCGCGGCCGCCGAACTGGCGAAGCGCATCGATGCCGCCACACGCGAAATCAAATCCCTGCGAAAGATCGAAGTATGACGATGGAAGCACTCATGCAGAAGCTTGACGCGCACCAGGATGCCGTCAAGTCGAACCACGCCAAGACCGCCGACGCCCTAGCTGTAATCGATAGGCGGTTGCTGGATACCGAACGCCAGCTGTCGCGTTCCCCTGGCCCCAGCCGCACCGGAACCGAAGGGGTCAAGTCGGCCGGTGAACAGTTTGTTGAATCGGATGGCTATAAGGCACTCCGCGATAACGGCGGCCGGGGCACTGCCCGTATCGAAATCAAAGCAGTAACCAGCGCGGCCGGATCGGGTGGCGCACTGATCGTACCCGACCGTCAGACGGAGGTGATTACCGGGCCACGTCTGCGCCTTCAGGTGCGCAACGTCCTAGCGCCCGGCACGACCACCAGCAACGCCATCCAGGCGGCACTGGAAAAGGTGTACACGAACGCGGCCACCCCGGTTGCCGAAACGGCCATGAAGCCGGAATCGAACATCACCTACGAACCGATGGTGGTGCCGGTGCGCACTATCGCCCATTGGGTGCCGGTAAGCCGACAGGCAATGGACGATGCGCCGCAGCTGCAATCCCTGATCGACAGCGGGTTGCGCTATGGGCTGGATGCGGCTGAAGAAGCCCAGCTGCTTTTGGGCGATGGCACTGGCGAAAATCTGCTGGGGTTGGTGCCTGCCGCGACGGACTACGACACCGCCATGAACGCGGCGGGCGATAATTCGGCCGATACGATTTTGCGTGCGATCACCCAGGCCGAAGCCGCTTCACAGCTGCCGGTGACCGCCATCATCGTCAACAGCACCGATTGGTCGGACATGATTGGTCTGAAAGGTGCCGATGGGCACTACCTGTCGAATGGACCGTTCGGGCAGACCGCGCCGACGCTGTGGGGCCGCCCGGTGGTCGAAACCCCGTCGATGCCCGTGGGCAGCTTCTTGGTGCTGAACGGCACCCAGGCGGCGCAAATCTTCGACCGCATGGAAACCGAAGTTCTGATCAGTTCGGAAGACCGCGACAATTTCGTCAAAAACATGCTGACGGTGCGGGCCGAAAAGCGGCTGGCCCTAGTGCTGAAGCGTCCGCAAGCGATCGTCTACGGCACGTTCCCGGCCTGATAATCTGGTTGGCGGGGGGCCAAGGTGGGCGTAACGTCAGAAATGACAAAGGCGCCCAGCCCGGCAAGGTGTGGCGCCTTCGTCTTCAACTCAACGCCGTCACTGACGTGACTGCGAACCGCCTGATGTGTGTCAAGAGATACCCTCATTCCGGTATTTCGGCAAGGTATCCGTTCGCAGAAATCGTCAGTGGCGGCCAATACGGAAGCCGCCTGATGGTCCCTACTGATATGCGCGATCGACGGTTCGAACGCGACGTGACCCAGCTGCACGCCCTGGGGCCGCGCGCTCTTACGGAAATGCTTCGCCAGCTGGGCGCGCGCAATTTCCTCATGACGGAAATCGAAAATACCGTCGCGCGGTTCGCCCGAATCGACCGCGATGCCCTGGGCGCGGTCGGCGGTGACCGATTCGCCCCGCGACCTGGCCTGCGCCTGGTTGGGGGGCGCCGTCATGGTTGAGGTTCGGGAACTCGCCCAGGAACGCACGACGCCCCGTTGCCCCGACACCAAAGACATTGAAGACATGCCCGGCGCAGACACCGGGCAGCGGTATTCCGGCCCGGTGGATACGCACCTGACCGCCCATGTGGAAATGGTTCACCGGCTTGCCGCCCCGTTGGGCGGCAAGGGTGTGTTGATCGTTGCCGCGTTCGGGCAAGACCCGGCAACGGGGGCCGCCCTGCCGTCCAGAATTGAGCATTTCCAAATCGGCAATGTGCGCGGAATGGTCGCGACCATCACGAAGCTGGCCCAGGATCGGCACCGGAATGTCTATGTGCCTCTTGCCGTCATGCGGCCCGACCTGAAAAGCGGGGCGAAGGGTACCGAAGCCGATATCGTCGGGGTGCTGGGCCTTGTGGCCGACTTCGACGACGACAACGCGGCCGACTATGCCCGCCGCTTGCCGGTGATGGCACCCTATGCGCTGGAAACGTCTCCGGGGCGGTTTCAAGCATTTCTCCCGCTTGACCGGCCGGTGTCGGTTGCCGACGCAAAACCTGTGGCCCAAGCGCTAAAGGAGTTTTCCCGGTGCGACCATGGCACCGCCGACATGTCCCATGTGTGGCGGGTGCCGGGCACCCGGAATTGGCCGAATAAGAAAAAGGTCGATGCCGGACGGGATACCAAACCCCAGGCGGTAACGGTGGTCGAACCGTGGGACAGTTCGGTTATCAGCCTTGAAGAAATCCGCAAGGTGCTGCCGGAAAGGCAAAGGACCACAGAGAAGATCAAGGATCACTTTGCGCGGCTGGCCGACCCTCACGATTTGCCGCCTGGGCTGATCGACCGCATGAACATGGCGCCGCCGAAGGGGCAGCGGTCGGAACTGGCATTCGGGGTGTTGTGCGATCTGGTCGAACGCAAGTGGAGCGATAACGACATTTTCGACGAAGCGCAGAAGTATGCCAGCGGCTTCGGTGAACGCTATGTCGGCAATGAAAAGATGCTTCGCGCCGACATTGCGCGCGCCCGCGACAAGGCCAAGGGCGATCGGCGCGACACGCTCCGCCGACAAGAGGCTTTCAGGAACGGCAAGGCCAATGGCAGCACCGGGCAGAATGGGCAGAAGACGCCCGGCGACGATCGCAAGACCGGTGCGGGGGCGCCGCCCGACCGTATCGACGGCCCCGAAGACGTGCTTCGGGTATTCAATCGCAAATACGCTGTCGTGAACGAAGCCGGAAAGGTCGTGATCTACTGCCCCAAGCGGGACGACCAACTGAAACGGGATACGATCGAACGCATCCTGTTCGAAGACTTCCGCCGCATGTTCATGAACCAGCGCATCGAGGTCGGCATATCGCGGAAGGGCAACCCGATCTGGTCGGATATCAGCACCGTCTGGTTGGAGCACGAAAAGCGGCGCCAGTATCTCGGCGGTGTGGTCATGGACCCGACCAACAAGGCGCCGCCCGATTGCTGGAATCTGTGGAAGGGCTTCAACGTCGCGCCGAGGCGTGGCGACTGGTCGTTGATGCGAGATCATATCCGGGACGTGATCTGTAACGGCGATGCGGCGCTGTTCGAATACGTCGTGGGATGGTTGGCCCGCATGATCCAACACCCCGACCAGCCGGGCGAAGTCGCCCTTGTGCTGCGCGGCAAGAAAGGCACCGGCAAGGGCACGCTGGGCAATTGGCTGATTAGGCTCCTGGGGCAGCACGGCGTTCATGTGGCCCATGCAAAACACCTTGTCGGAACCTTCAACGCCCATTTGCGCGATGCCGTCTTCGTGTTCGCGGACGAAGCCTTTTTCGCTGGCGACAAGGCACATGAAGGCGTGCTGAAAGCGTTGGTTACCGAACCTTTCATCACGATCGAAGCCAAGTATCAGAACGCCGTCACGATCGCGAACATGACGCATATCCTCATGGCGTCGAACTCGGATTGGGTCGTGCCCGCCACTTCGGACGAACGGCGTTTTTGCGTCATGGACGTGTCTGATAGCCGGATGCGTGACATTCCCTACTTCGACGCTATCAGCAAGCAGATGGAAAACGGCGGCCTTGCCGCGATGCTCCATGATCTGTTGAACCGCGATCTTTCCGACTTCAACGTGCGGGAGGTTCCGCAGACCGAAGCCCTAGCCGACCAGAAAAGGCTTTCGCTCGATAGCCTGCACCGTTGGTGGTTGACGGTGCTGCAACGCGGCTTCGTATGGCGAAGCCGCTACGGCGCGGAGATTTTCACCAAGTGGTCGGAGTTCGTTTCGACGGAGCTTCTGTATCGCTCGTATCTGCAATGGTGTGCCGAGACGCGCGAAGGGCGCCCCATGGGTCGCGAACAGCTGGGCACGATGCTGAAAGGCATTTATCCGAGCCATAGACCGCGCGGTTTTCACCCAGTCTACGAAGTCGAAGTGATCGACAACGAGGAACGGAAACCCGCCGTTTTGCAGGAACGGCCGCAGGGATACCGCGTCGGGCTTTTGGATCGAGCGCAAGCCGACTTTGCCGAGAAAACCAAGATCGTTTTCGACTGGGGCAGCGACGAAGACGGGGGAAATTTTCTATGAGCGATCACGGGGTGGTCAGGGTGGTCACCCTCTTGGTCAGGGAGTGGTCAGGGTGGTTAATCGGGAAAAGCTCAATGATTTCAACCGGTGGTCAGGGTGGTCGGGGCGGTCGGCCCAACAAAAAAAGTCTGGGCGCGAAAAACGCGGGTCTTTCCGGTTCAGAACTCCGCGTTTCTTGCTCAGACTTTTATATCTACCCTGACCGCCCTGACCACCCTGACCAGACCAGTGTTTATGCGGGTTTCAAAAACGGTGACACCCTGACCACCCGACCCGTTCACCCTGACCACCCTGACCACCAAGACGCATCACCTGTGGTCCTGTCGCTTCGACAGGTGTCGCCGCTATGACCGTGCCCGATCGGTTCGGGCCATGGGCGGAAGGTATCGACCCCGCCGAACGGCTTGCCCGATACCGAAGCCTTCGCGCCCTGGTAGGGGTCTTTGCTGGCCCAAACCATCCGTTGACGGTTGCCCTGGCCGCAGCTGAGGCCGACCCGACCGACGATGCGGCGGCCCTGATCGCGTGGCAGGTTTTGACGACGATGCCGGCGATTAAGCGGCGCCGCATACTGGCGAGCCTTGCGACGCTGATGCGAACATCGAACCCGGTGCAGGAAAGGAAATCGAACCATGGATGATATCGACGCTTACGACGAAATCCGCGCTGTCATGCGCAGTCTGGAAAGGCGAGGCGTGCCGGTGCCGGAGATCATCGATTGCGGGTTCCGGCTGTCGATCGGCGCTGCGACCCGGTTCTTTGGCGAAGAAGCGACAGTCGCCAGTCTGCACGACATGATCGGGTTGGTGACCAGTAGCCCGGCGCCGATATCGCGTCGATTTCATTGAGCAAGTTTAATTGCGAACATCTACGGGTAGGGGGCGGTATAAAACTTTTCAGCCTATGGCTTAAAGACCTTCGCGCCCCGGTATGTACAGTTTCGTCGTTTTCTAAAAGGGGTAGTTCCGTGCCGATACGCGGCCCAAAGCCTAAATCACCCGTCGAACGCCGAGTCACCTCCCGGCCGTCGAACCGACCGATCACAACGGCCGTTCCGGCGCCGCCCGATGGCCTGATGATCTGCCCCGATGTGGTCATGAGCAACGAGCGGGCGCGGGCGTATTGGGATCACACCCTTGCCAGCGTGGCGCCGGGTCACCTTGCGCCCGTCGATGCGCCGATATTGGCAAGATATGCCCTGGCGCTGGCGAAGGCCGACGAAGCGGAAATCGCCCTGGCGGCCGCTGGTCTGGTCGTGCGCGGGCCGAACACTGGGTTCGAGGTGCAATCGCCCTGGTTGGCGATAGCGAACAAACAGGGCGAAATCGCCCTGAAGATGGCCGCCGAACTGTGCTTGCCGCCCGCCCAGCGGAACCGAGTCGGCGTACATAAACCCCGTGGCGACGACCCGGCCGCCCATTACTTTGACGCGTGACCGGGCATCTGGTCACCGATCACCGGGAAGGCGCCCGTGCGGGCCGCTGGGAAGCCGCTGGATGCGTTCCAGGGGTTTCGAGGCGGGATTGTAGCTCCCGACGCCCAGACTGCATTCAGTGACTCGGAAATCGCTGGCAGCTAAGGTACGTGACCGTCGCGGTACCTCCGCATAGAGTTAGCTTCGCCAAAACTGCCACCATGGCCGCGCTCGTTCCCGCTGGTCGGTTAGTAGACGGGTCGCGTTTTCGGCCATACCGCGCCACCTGTCACGATCGGTTTCCAAGTCGGCAAGGCGCCTGTCCCGATCGGCAAGGTGCTTTTCCTGCTGGGCTGTACGTTCCCGCAACGTGGCGAGTTCGATTTCCAGTTCCCTGGTTCGGATCGTTTCATCGGTCGTTACGCTTCGTTGCGTCGTTACGTTCGGTGTAACGACTGGCGCAACGATGGTTGACGCGTAACGCTCCAATTCGGCGGCATCTATCAGGAAATCTTTGGAATCGGATCGTTCGGCGGAAAGCCTGCCGCTCTTAATCGCCCGCCATACCGCTGTGCGGCTTTTGCCCAGGCGTTCGGCCGCTTGTTGCGTCGTAAGTTTCACCCTGCCCCGTGCAACGTCACATGAAACGAACTGCGACGTTGCACGGGGCGGGGCGCTGCGACAAGCCGGTTTTTATTCTTCCCGATCTTCGACCGTCACCAACCGGGTGCTGCTCCAACGGTATCGGGCAAGGGTGCCGTGTATGTTGCGCAAAGTGATCGTGGCACCGGCGATTTCTAACGCCTGGATAGGAAATGCATCAAAATTCCATAAGCAACAACAACAGCAACAAAGATATAAACGCCCAAATTGTTGTAGTATATAAACAAAAATATTTCTCTAAAAAATAATCCTATCTCTCCTAGTTCAGATCCCACATAAGACACGATCATGTTTGCTTCAGTACAGTATGGTTTTGATACAACATTATTTACGCTAAAATAATTCGTATTAGAATTTGGCAATAAACTATCTAAAGGAACTAATATTACGCAAAAGAAATGTCCAAATCCTATTACGATAGCGAAAATTATGGCACATGCGTGTACTATAAGCAGCAGATTTTTTATTGTGGTGTGAGCTGGTTTGAAAACATCACTTGTAATAAGATTAACAAGTTTTTGGAATAAAGGCCACAAGTAGTCAAATATAACAAAAAAAATTACAAATGATAAGCCGGTCGTAAATTGTTTTATGCTTTGTAAAAGAGCATACTTTAGATCTGAATTTGCCCATCCTTGAGATACTGCTCCTACACTTGTTACAATACCTATAGAATACATAACCAATAAGTAGCGAATTGGCACGGGTAGTTCAGAATCTGAAGAGGCATTATTTTCCTTATCGCTCATATTACACCATTATTATTTTAACGCATGCAGATGCGGTTGCTGTCCCGTCACGGTGCCCCGGCAAGGGGCATTCTGGCAAGCGGGTTAGGGGTGTGACCTAATGGCCTGTTCAAGTTCTTCGATGCGGCATTGAAGGTCGGCAATCAGTTCGTCACGCTGGTCTATCTCCTGGATCATCTCGCGTATCCTGGCGTGAGCGGCGGCAAGCTGGTGCTCTAGTTCGGCCTGGGCCTTTTCGTCTGGCATCGTCATTCATCATATCTATTTATATAATCATTTCTGTAATATTTTACTTGTTATGCACTCCCCGGTAGAAAATACCGGTGGTAAGTTGCTATCTTCCCAGTCAGCGAATATGCTCTCTTTCTCCTTACCTATCTTGACGAAAGTTTTTGAGCTAACATTATAGCATGTTAGCTTGCCTTCTGCATTAGAAGGATCTGAAAAGTCATCGTTGCGTATAAATGAAGAGTATATAATTATGTAATTATTCGCCCTGCTTTGATTAGCATCAATATAAGATAACAGAATATAAGAGGAAAAGAACAGAGTTATAAAAGATAAGTATACAAAAAACGTCTTTGTTTCATGTAATACATCTTTTAAATCCGAAATAAGATAATAATTATTAATTCTATACATTCTTATTCTAAGAGATATGGATTCTATAAGAAACCTCAGTTCTTCCATTCTTGTAAGTGAAGATTTCACTCTGCGAACTGGATGAAAAATTATTGCTATGAAGTATCCTAACAAACCAAAAATAAATATTCCAAAAAGTATGAAATACAAGTTAAAAAATATAGTTATTGCCGCTTGTGCTCTCGGAAGCATATCAGAAGGTAAGGAAGTTACTCCCATGATTATTTTGTCAGCAATCGAATTACTATATACTGTGATCGATATGATAATTGCGCCTGCTATTGCTTTTCCTAAAAAATCTTCTGTATACTTGTTAACAACTTCACTATAAAAAATGTAGAACGCCAATATTGATATGAACATTAATACGGTAAAGAAAAGCAAATTCCAGTTTGTAGATATGTAATCGTATTTTCTGTTAATGATCATAATAATTACTATAATTATGTATGAAACAACTAACCAAAAAGTTATATCTTTTTTATTATTCATTTTTGTAAACCTTTCCTTTTTATTTGTATCTTTGAAGGAAGTGACGTTTGTATCAAAAGATACTGAACTTGTCGCTCATCCACAAAAGGAACCTCGTCTCGCCAACGGATCAGTAGTTCCATCCGATGGACAATCGCGAGAGCGCGGTCGGGTTCGGCGTACTGGTCGTGGTTCCTCAGGCCGCTTTCCATAAAACTGTTATGGAGGGCCGTTAGCTGCGCCCGTTTCTTCATGGATGCCCGCCGACCGTTCCAGGACCTTCACCCGCTCGTTGATGTTTTCGGCAAACGCCATGACCCGCTGCAAACCTTCTGACTGGATCATCAGGCGGGTCTGGAACGCCTGCAATACGTCCGTATCACCTTCCGTATCACGTTCCTCAACAACACCGTGTTGCGTTCGCAATGCGTCCGTATCGCGCTCGGTAATCCCGTATTGCATACGCAATACATTGCGCAATACGCTTACCAGTTCGGGGCGGGTGCGCAGAGCTGTGGCAATATCGCGGATAAGCTGATGATGCTCCGGCGGCGCCCGGAGTGACATGGTTGGCAGCGGCATGGTTCCCACCGTTTACGTTTCGTGTTGCGGCGGTATTGCATAACACGCAATACGGCGCAATACAAACGCATTGCGGCGGGTGTTTGCCATATAAAGCGTTATTCCCTGTCGTTTATTT